CTGTAGAATAGAATACTAAATGAACTACTCCTTTTCTAAAGTTAGTAACAAACTTATTGTCTCTTACATCAAAAGAATCGTAAGAAGAAGATCCTGGAGTGAACTCACGTCCTGATAAAGCTAACTGGTTGTATTGGTCCCAAGAATCTGTATATGCTAAATTACAGCTCTTTCTAGCTGAGATGTTACCTGGTTTAAGTAGGTATGTTCTTCTATATGCTCTAGGTATTTCACTGTTTGTTTTATATACAGCTTGTACTATCTCAGGCATACATGTCCCATCGCAACTAGGATGTTGACAATCAGGATTATTACAGGGAGTACCACCAATAGTTAAAGGAGCAATTTGAATAGTTGTAGCATTTGCAGCCTGACTATAAAAAGAAGATGCTGCAGGATAAGGGTTTCCTGGAATAACTGCACACATCCAAGCTTCTCTCACAGCATGAAAGTTGTCTGGTAACCTTGCTTCAAAGTCTTCTATAAATAGAGCCTCTGTAGTAATCTTATATGTTGTTCTTCCCATTTTCCTAAGACACTTATCTAAGTATGTAGGAAATAGTAAATCATCTACAGCACCAGTATCGAAGTAACTTTTAAGCTCTTCTTTTACTGTAGCGTATAGTGGTTCTGGGGATACAAAATCGTATTTATAATAGTATGACATAACTTATTTTTTCCATTCGTGATAGGTCTGTTGATATTTAGGATCTGCTTTTATATAATGAGAAAGGTCTCTGGAAGTTCTTCTAGATGGTTTAAAATACCATAAGTCTGAGTTTCTAAATCTTGCTGTAGATTTAAACCACATCCAACCAAAAAAATAACCTTCTGTATGATAGTTAAAGTTATATACAACTTTTCCTTTCTTTCGTGTCTTCTGCCAATCAATAGGAAGATTTACAAACTCCTTTCCATTGATGTCTTTAGTTTTTCTTCTTTTCTTCTTATTAATCGAAAACTCTCCAAAACCAGTTGGAAGCTTTTCTTTCTCTCCTGTTTCTAAAATATAGTGTTTGAATGACTCATTGAAACCATACAGGATATTTCTCCACTCATCAAAAGTTAGAGATATTAAAGGGTGCTTCTTACAGAAGTCCTCGTAATTCTTTTTACTTGCACTTCGCCAGTCAACTGCTACTCTTGACATATATAATTTATTACTGAGTTGGTTGGGCATTTGGAGCTTGTCCATCTATGCCTTCGTTACTCATGTCGGTTTTAATTTGGAAGTATGTAGCTAAGAGTTTTTGTGATACTAATCCTAAAGCTGAAGACTCTAAATAACCTGGTAGAGCATACTCTTTATCCAAAGGGTTTTTACAATATTCTTCATCTGTAACATCCACACCACCACAATCACAATCTGGATACATAATTTCACTAGGTACATCTTCTTCAAAAAATGCAGATAGTCTGATTGCTTTTAGTAAAGGATTGTTTACATATAAGTATCCATTAGATATCCAGAAGTAATAATCATTTTTTACTATTGGTAGTTTCAATAAATTCAAATATCTATTTATAGTTATCTCCTTTAATTTAGTTCCTCTTCCTCCCATAGCATCTACAGAATATACACCCTGTATTACATATTGGTAGTTACCTTCCGATATTCTAGGTAGTTTATGTGCAGTTCTGGATACATTACACTCGTCTGCATACTCACAACATTCTGAGATGGGAACTTCTTTCATCTCTAGACAAGGAATAGTGGTATATAATGTATCACTAGCCCATAGTTTTCTTAAATTGGTTTCTCTTTTTATCAACATTTGAGATGTGTTTCTTATCTCAGAAGCAATAACTCTATCCGTTATCAAAGCATCTGTTGATAAAATCTTATGTGTACCTCTCACATCCGAAACCAATTTTCTTAATGTTGCCATTGTTTTATTTTTTATAATTACCGAAGCCTTTTATTCCTCCCTCTTGGTCAGCCTCTCTCATATAATTCTTTTTCATATTATAAGGACGCACCTTGGGAGCTTTTACATTCTTGCCTGGTGTAGGCTTTCCATACTTTGTTGCCATAATTATATTCTTTCTTCAAATTCAGCAACCTTGCCAACTTTACTATCGTAAACTAAAGCTAAGGCAGCTCGTACACTATGTACAAAATTATTATCTTTATGCCACCTATCTGTTCCAGATAAACTAGGCATTTGTTGTATCCTAACTCCTTTTATCTCTTTGGCCATATAGTGATGTTTATCACCTGTATGAACTTCTCTATATGTAGCATCACCAAACCACTTACTATATTTTGGATGCGTTGCAAACAATAATGGTAATGCATCAATTTTACAATTACCATGATGGAAGCCAATGAACGTATTACCTACTACAGTAGCTTTTACTAAACCTTCTTCTCTTACAAAAGATATATTCTTATCTTCCTTAAAATATATGTCTAACGCATGAGCTAAGTAATATGATTTAGTTCTATCGTGATTACCTTGTACTAAAATAACCTCAACATGTTTAGAATTAGTCTTTAACATTTTAATAGTATCTACTAAAAGATCAAATCCCATCTCGTACTCTGACGCATAATCTAATATTATATCTTGAGGAGTACCATTAGTTGTAGTGTTCTGATAATTATCTGTATGAAAGAAATCATTAGATATAGGAAACACTACTTTATTTATATTGTAAATAGATCTAACTTTATGAGTTAAAGCTTCTGCTATTTTCACAAATCTATTAGCTCTAGTTTGTGGATCATTATCTCCATCAACATATCTTTTAGCTAAGTGATAATCTGATAAAGATAACTCAATATCTACCAGAGGTTTCAGCTCCATCTGAGGAGCAGGAATAGGAATGTAGTTTGACTTATAGTTCTCTAGGAACTTGCTGAAGTCATCAGCTGTATAATCTTTTGGACCTTTTCTTTTAGAAAAGATTGAAGATGTAAACTTCCCAGTGGGAAGAACCTTAGACCAATAGTTAGTAATTATATACTTTTCTAGATCTATCTTGTGTAATTGTGCTAACTCTATATCACTTTTTGGTTCGAAGTCTAGAGTTATTGTACTTTCAATTGTGCCCTGTTCATTGCTAACTTTTCTTACTGCTTCCTCAATCTGTTTACTATTTGTTGCCCCATCTAGAAATTTATTACTGTCGTCATATTTCTTTCCTTTTAGTTCCTTTTTCAGCTCTTTTACTTCATTAACTGTAACGTTTAGCTTTTCTGCATACCACTCTTCACTTCTTTTTCTTGTTAACAACTCTTTAAGTTGATTAAGAAGACTCTGATTCTCAGACATATGTATCGTATTTAATTAGAAAATATCTCAAAGATAGATAAATTATTTAACTTAACATAAAAAACTTAACCATGAGAGTTATTCTTTATAACTAATTTGGTTATATATAAAACTCCCTAGGGGCGTTTTGCCCCTGGGAGAAGTTCTCTAAAACCAACAAAAGAGAACTTTTTATTCTATCTCACATCACTTCCACAACATTCGTCATAGATCCATGAAAACTCAAAGTCATCTCCAGACGATCCTGCCCACTGAAGATCTTCAACAAAACATGGGTTTACTAATGTATTCCCTGATATCTCGTAGTTGCGTATTGATAATGTACCTTGATTACCGTTTCCATTATTTTGTGTGTTTATCATTTGTACAGTGTTTCTTAGAGTTATTATATCTGGATCAAAAAAGAACAACTGCATGTTGCTCAAGGGACAAAGAAAGTCTGGTTCAGTTATCACTAACGGTGTATTGCTAGCAACAAATATCGATCCCACTTGAGCATTTTGATTTAGATCTAAATTCCCTATTAAGCTCCCATTTAGAAATACATCAAAATTGTCATCTCTTTCTGAGTTCTCATTACAAACCTGAAAGACAGTGACAGTATTTGGACAATTTGGAGGTGCGTCTATTTCTCTATCTAGATAAGTATCACAGTCAGGACTAGTAGATATAATTCTAACTACAGCAGTTCCAAAAGGAACGTTATATGAAACAAATCCTGCAAGCAGTTGATTGCTTGTTACATCTACTTCAAAAGCTTCAGTAAAACCATCAACCTGAGAAAACAAGTTAAAAGGTCCAGCATCTGCTCCTATGTTACTAGCTTGTATTAGTATTGCCATTTTATATTTTTATTTTATTGACAAAGAGTAGTACAACATAAAACTTCATATCCATTTAAAGCTATCTGTATTGCTGCTACACTTGTGTCAGTTGCACTCGGTCCTATTTTATACCATCCTGCATCCAATTCTAATAGACTTGCTGTTGCTGGGTTTGGACCATCATATAAAAAAGACCCAACAGATGGAGTATAATTAAAAGTATCACCATTGTGCCAGTACTCAGTTACCGGTAATATAGATGCATCTGAACATGCATCTGTAGCATTATTATGAGGTGCTGGAGCATCAAAAAGTCCAAATCCAGATGTATATTGTGAGACAATTGATGCGTCAACATAATTATCACAGTCAGCATTGTTATTTTTTATTCTCACAATGGTAGTTCCACTAGGAACAAGACTTGTAGATATGTTATAACCTAGTGCACTTGTTAGAATAGTTATAGAAACGTTCGTAGCAAAGGGTGTTGTATAAAGATTTGCATTTGAATATAGATCAACTGGTCCTGAGCAACTGCCTGCGGATTCTAGTTTTATTGTTAGTGTTGCCATTTTATAATTTTATTTTATGGATCTGGACAATCCTCAATGTTAGTAATACGTCCATTTGTATCAATTTTTATAAGCCAAGTTCCTGGATCAGCTGTAGATATAGACAGTTGAAACTTGTACCATTTGTTGTCTCCGTTAAATGTTTGAAGTGCTGGAAATATTACATCATATGTAAAATCATTTATTTGTGGTTCAGCAAGTGATCCATTTTTCCATAGGAATGCAGCAAGGTCAGCATTACATAAACCAATATTTAGATTTGAACTACTAGTTATTGATCTTATACCAGCTGCAAGAGATGCACTAGGTGTTGTACTAGTAGTTGTCGTAATTGGAGTTTTAGTTGTTGTAGTACCAGTAAGTGTTACGGTAGGATTATTTAAGGAACAATCACATGTAGTAGTAGTTGTTGTTGTTGAAGAAGAGCTGGTACTAGTTGTAGTGCTAGTAGAACTAGTAGAACTAGTAGTTGTTGTTGTAACTTCTTTATAAGTATCAGCTATAAAGGAGAAGTCTACATCAACTCCTGCTCCAGTATAATTAGGACTTAGGGCACTTACAAAACTATCAGTACAGAAAGTACACACATCCTGTCCTTGATATAGTATTCCGTCTTTTTGAATTGTATTGATAAAATTGTAAACTCCGACTCTGTTACTATCTATTGTAGCAGAAACTACATCTCCTGGTAAGATTTGAATAGTTCCACTTTGTGAAGATGCATTACCTGTAATAGTTGCATCTACAACATTAGTTCCATTAACATCTATTTTTAAGTTACTGCTCTGTGGATCTGCCGCAATTAGAGAACTTGGAGTGTTTGTTATCAACTCCCAATTAAATCTATTAGGTGGTTGATCTGTTGTAGTGGTTGATGTTGATGTTGAAGTACTTGTAGTAGTTGATGTACTAGAACTACTTGTTGTAGTTGTTGTAGGACAATTAGTTGGTAGGTCAATACAATTATCACATGTACCAACAGAGCAGACTCTTATAATAGTTGCTCCTGTAGGAAGTTCAATAACATATCCATTAGTTAAAGTTAAAGCAGGAACTTGTGTTTGAAATGGATTAGTATATCCATCTGCATCTGAGTATAAATCAAAAGGTCCAGCAGAGCCTCCTGGGGGTATGGTTATGTTTATTTGTATCAACATATCTTATGGTGTTGGTGTTGTTGTGGTAGTTGTAGTTTGTTCTAATACAATATCAAAACTATTTTCACATAATGAATCTGACGTTACTCTTATTATAGTAGTAAAATCAGGAACTACAGTACTAGTATAGCCAGCTAATAAATTAACTTTAGTTACACCAGTTTCAAAAGCAGCAGTGAACCCATCTACATCTGAGAACAGATCGAAGGGTCCAGTATTGTTTCCTGCAGTTGTTAGTTTAATAAATGCTTCCATTATGATCCGCAACAAGTATTTAGTGTGTTATTTATATTTATAACTTGCTCTTTTATAGCAGAAATATCTGATGTATTAGTTGCTTGTTGAGTCTTCAATATACAAAGAAGTTCGTCAATTTTAGACAAAGCAACGTTTAAATCATCACAAGGTTCTACATTAGAACAAGGTAATATTGGTCCATTGTATGTAATAGATTTTGAATAATGTATTCCAGTTTGACATGGATCATTACTTACAGAAGTAGAACAACCACAAGTAGTGTTCACTGCTATATTTGTACAACAAGGATTAGTGGGTAAGTATGCCATTGTTTTTAGTATTAAGGTATGTAAATTATATAATATGATCCAATTCCAGGTTGATAATTATTATGTGGTAATCCTCCACCAGTAGAATTTATTGTAACAGTTGTAGCTACACTTTGACTAACCTCAGTAGTTTTTCCTACAGTAGCTGTATTACTTGCTCCTCTAAGTGCATATCCTAAGTTACCACCTGTGCTTTTTGACTGGCGAATATAGTTATTGCTTGTAGGAGGATCTGTTTCATTTGAACTTCCTAAAGTTGCAACAAGGTGGGTGTGAGAAGCTGGACTAAGTGAAGCTACTACAGTATTAGTGTGTGTATGTGAAGGTATTTGTGCTGTTGTTAATACAACTTGATTTGTTCCAGTAAGGTCATTTACGTTATATGTAGGATTTCCACTAACAGACGGATCAACTATTTTATCCATAGTTTGACCTGGCATATCAGTAGCTCCAACAGCTACTCTTCCTCTCATATCTGGTGTACCATTGTTTCCATTACATAGAAATATTCTATCCCAAATACCTATTCCTGCACCTGATGCATCAAATGGTGTTAAGTCTCCAAAGTATGGCTGTGCAGAAAATGGAACCATTCGATTACTAATAAGCTGTTGCTGAGGATTAGTGTTTAAATAGTTTTCTATATACGTATTAATATCAACAATTTGTACGTAGTTGTTTGTAACATCAGTAATAAAAGTGTTCAGTGACTGCTCAACTTCACACAACTTATTTATAGTTTGTTGTAATACATCTGATGTACTTGTAGTATCTGTTACTCCAGA